GAAACATCTTATGCATGGGCATAGTGACTTCAAGAAGCCTAGCCATCTGTGCATCGGTCTCCATACCGGACGCCGCCAGCTTGGAAATGAATGAAGTGTTGGTGGACACCACCACGCAGGTAGCCCATTCCTTGGACTCGCGTTCCTCAATGCTACGAGTCAGACGCTTCTTGTCCTCACCCTGCGTAACCGAATAGCAGAAGTCGCCCACATATTTATCATCCATCATGCCAGCTTCATCAATGGTCATGGGCAGGTTGCAGTACATACCCAGTCTGTTGAACAGGGCGTTCTGCGTGAATTTGGCGGCGATGTGTAGCTTCTTGGGGTTCCCATATAGGGACTGCATCCATAGTTGGGCGAGTGTTTTACCCGCACCTGTCTCACCACATAGGGACACAGTGATTCCATCAAGCCCCGTCAAGGGCCACAGAGGGCCAGCGAAGGCGTGGCTTAGGGCAAACATGTGCGCGGGCATGTTGTGCGTCTGGAGCAACTCAGTGGCCTGTATCCACTCCTCTAGGCTACCCTTCTGTGAGTACAACGTGTTACCTAGACGATTGGTGTTCGCAGTGAGGGCTATGTCATCGGTTACCACGGTCCCGTCACGCTCGCGCTTGTACAGCTTGTCGCCTATGACGAACTGGGTGAAGTTCTCTTTCCACCCCATAGAATTGTGGATGTTCGTCATCGTTTTGGTCTTGCGAAGCTCCTCCATGTATGATCGCAACATAACCTGGAAATCCTTTATTTGCTTGTCTCCCCTCAATACGATGCCCTGATCGGCTATGGCCGTAGGGAATTCACGGCTCCCGTAGTTAAGGTACGCTTGACGAAACATTAGGTCTTGCCAGCCAACGTGCCTACGCTTCCACTTGAACCGGACAGTCTCGTAACCTAGGGACTGGTCCCTGCCATAGCTCACTGGGTATAGCTCAAAGGGACATACGGTAATATGTGTCCCGTCTACCTGATGCACCATGACTGTCTGGCCTTTCTTACTCACCCTCTCGTAGGGCCAAGGCACTTCAACGTCATGGGCTATCTCGTCAGGTGCATCGGAACTGACCGCAACCTTCTCGTACTGCACACCCAGTTGGGCTGGGCTGGCGATGTTCCCCTTGTGCTTGCACTTGGCGCATCCCTTGGGTCTGTCATCTTCGATCTTGGTACAGGTAGCTGGACCCGTGGTGCTGGCTACCCAGTGCGCCATCTTCTTAAGAGTGGCGGCTTCGTTATAATCCGGGTGCTTCATACTCCATAGCTTGGCTGTCTCTTCTGGATTGGTGCAGTGCGCGGCGACACCCAACATGTCATACCACAAGGGCTCTGGAACATCTTTCTGGTTCTCGGTTATCCACTTGATCTGTTGGCACCCATCAATCACTAGGTTGGGTAGGGCTGGGGTGAAGTCCACGCTCAGTGCATCCCCCAGCCCTGTGTCTGCATGGACAGGGGTGACAGAAACGGTCTCGACGGCTTGCTTAAGTCCCTGCAACACGATGTCGAGACGCTGTTTAGGGACCGGTGGTTTGTCCATGAGAACGACAACCTCGGCTTTGTTCTTCGGGTTGTGCGTACCGATAGGGCGTAGCACCCTTGCGCTGTCGGCGGTGATCGCTGGGTCTACCTCGAACCCATGAGTGACACACGCCGCTTTCAATGCCTCGGCCAGCGGCAACCAGTCTACTGGAACCAGAGCCCCCTCTAGCACCCAGTAGACATGGAGCCCCCTTCCCGATGACACGATCATCGGGTCTGGCATCTTCACGGTTTCTATGAATTTAAGTAGGGCGGCGAGCCCTTCTTGTTGGTTGGCGTATGGTTTTCCTTCGCCGCAATCCACATCAAGGAATAAAGTATTTGTTAAGCATACGTTGTCTTGTTTGCGCTTGCCCTTTGTATTGAACGAGGACACAGCGTAGTAGACATTGTTACCGTTCTTGTCTGCCATGAGGCAGTAGTCAGCGAGTTCTTCCACTGTAGGGAAAAAGGCTTGTTGGGGTGCGCCCCCTTCATTTATTATTATTGAAACATAAAACCCCTTAGTTGGAAGAATACGCTTGAGAAATTCAAGCGGTGTCATTGTATTTCTTTCGCCCAGTTAGTTGGTTGGAAAAGGGGAGCCGAAGCTCCCCCCGTCCGGCGTATATTACTCGTCTTCTTTCATCAGTTCAACTAAAGTGTCGAACCTCTGTGCAGAAGGCATGGCGATGACATCTGGTGACGGCCACTCTTGCTCGGTCATAACCCCCATCATCTTGCGGAGTATCACCCTCACCTTAGAGTCGTTACCCTTGCGGATGGGTTTTCCTTTAACCCACCCACCGTAGGTAACACGCGACACGGTCAGCATCTTAGCCATTTGTGTCGTGGTGAGGAGCATATGCTTCCGCAGTGCCTCGATGTTGTCGAAGTTAAGCGGTGCATTAGGCATCGTCAGCTACCTCCGTCATAAGCTGGGTAATTTCAGCGGCTAACCCAGCGGTTCCTTCAGCGGCGGGAGCCGCCGTAGGTTCTTCTACCGCTTCTTCCTTCGGTGCTTCTGCACCAGCGACGACAGTGGCTGAACCAAAACCAGTTGCCTGTTTATCAGCAACAGGTTCTGGAGAAGGTGTCACAGGTGCAGGTGCAGGTGCAGGAGGCTCAACCACAGGCGCGGCAACCGCCTCAACGGGGGTAGTGACTGGGCTCACAGTACCCGGAGTCGATGCCGCGCCTATGATTTCTACGATCTGTGCCGAACCAAACAGTGGGTCCACCAGCTTCTGGGTTTCTTCGGTGAGTAACCCACCAAAGTCGAACTGTAGCTTGGGGTATGACGCGTCCGTGTCAAATGAGACAACGGTACACACCACCTCGGTAGGAATGTTGCGCATCCTGAGGCCGGTGTTGTACTTGTTAAGCCCCTTCAGCGCAGACGCTGTGACTTCCAGCAGATAGATAGGGCCACTGGGGTCATCGGCAGACACAACGGCCAGACGTTTCTTATCGGCACACGCCTTCACCTTCGTACCTTGAGGGGTGATACGGCTACCCCATGCATTTTGCGGACAACCTGTGCAGATATCGTTCTGCGGCTGGGTGCTGTCCGGATGGGGCTTATCTCCCTCCAATGAGTAGCAGTCAGGGGCAGTCGGTTCCGCATCGGGGTTCCACGCCGTGGCGTACCAAGCCTTGGACAGGCCGGGGTTGGCCCCCACTATAACAACTTCCAGAGCGTTGGTATCCAGTACGCTCTCAGCTCCGCCGTCGATCAACCGGAAGCGGGAGCCCTTGATGGAGATACGGGGGAACTCTGCACCCCCACTGATACCGCCACCAAGACTGTCACCTAGTACAGATGGTTTGCCGACACGGTCAGCAAGGTGAGCGGGTATTTGTAAATCGAGTGGTACAATATCGTTAGACATTTTTAGTTTTCCTCATTTCGTGTGGTTCAAACATCTTGCCCTGCTTGGGTTCAATGTCCAGTTTATGCCGCGCTTGTGCGGCGATGATTTCTTCTGCTATGTCTATCTCGGTCTTGGCGTAGATGATCTTAGGTTCGAGACCTCCATGCGTATCCGGTGAGATAACCAGCAGGTAGCCGTTGTCGATTGGTAGTATCTGCATTATTGGGTCAACGTGTTCCAGAACACTCATGCCTTCTTAACGGGCTTACGCACCGACACCCCTATCTTGGTCCCGAAGTTCACGCCATCGGGTACGGTCTTAGTATCGTCTATATACCCACGGACTGATCTCTTATTCACACCCCTAGTCAGCATATCCCACGCTTCGTTTTTCTTGACCCATGCCATTACTGCATCCCAGTCGGCCACGGTAGCGTAGTCACTGGTGGACAGGAACGCAGTGCCGTGGTCAGTCTTGAAAGACTTCACACCTGTCTCATCCGACTTAGCCTGTATCCATGCTTCCAACTTGAGCATCTTTTCCTTGATGCCGATAAGCCTGTCCTTGGTATCAGCCTCAATAACTTCTTTCTGTTGGCGCAGCGTGAGATAAGTATCAATCACTGCGTCAACGGTTAATTCAGCCATTGAATATCTCCTCGTAGATAGCCTCAACGATCCCAGAAAACTCCTCTTGGGTGTACCGTTTGATGTGTATTTCGCTAACCAGTTGTTTGAATAATTTTATCTTCTCAGTCATCACTCATCTCCTGTATTAAGTCGAGCAACAGCCCTTGTAACCGTTGCTTCAGTTCTAGTCTCGCATACATCTTACGCTCCAATTCTGTCCCTTCTATGTGGACTACATTGGAGGTATGGTGCTTGCCTATTCTTTCTATCCGTCCGTTGGCCTGTACATACTGCTCGTTAGAAGTAATGGGGCCATACCATATGATGGTCGAAGCGGCGGTGAGAGTCAGGCCATGCGCCATCGTTGCGGGGTGGGCTATGATAACGTGCGGGTTAGTC